TGGCCGTTCTGAGTCACCTGGAACAGAACCTCCCCGTAGGACTTCCCCTCGGGGTGGGTCATTACCCGCTGGAACAGGTCCCGCTCTAGCTCGACCAGGAGCGTGAACTCCTTGTGCCGGACGAAGGCCAGCGCAGTCGAGACCAGCGAGACCTCCGGGTCAGACTTGTCCAGCCCGTACCGCTCGGCGTAGTATTCGGCGAGCTGCTGAGTCGTCTTGTGGACGACCGCCAGACCGTCGACGCTCCCGAAGCGCCGTTCAGCCATCTCCTGGACGGTCGGCAGCTTCTCCAGCGGACTACCCTTCTCAGGAGAAGGCTCAGGGACTTGTTCCGGCTGCGCCACTTTGCCCCCTCCTCTGCCGCTCGTAGGCCGCTCGCTGTTCGCCCTGAAGTTTGGACCCCGTGTAGAAGTCCGGCACGATCAGGCAGTCTGCCGCGTCGTACCCGAGGTTCTTCAGCGCCAGGATTCGGTTCGTTCCGCCCCAGACCACGTTCAGCACGTCCTGCTCAGGAATGTTCGGAGGAGGGTTCTTGTCCGACGGCCTGAACGTCCCCTCTCTCAGGTAGCGCAGGAAGTCCTCTCGCGGCCCCCTGACGACGATGATGGGGTTCTCCATCCCTCCGTCCTCGAGGGACTCCTGGACCTTCTCAGCGAACGCTGGGACGGCCCTGACCGGAGAGTACAGATCGTCGAAGCTCATCGTCCTGACCTCGAACGAGTCGATGACCACGTTCTTGAAGCGTAGGCGCGAGGCCCCCGACTTGATTCGCATAGCGTTCACTCTGGCACCACCGACCCGAACAGGGCGATCACAGCCAGTGTGGCATCGTTCTCGTGAGAGGTCTTCCCTGACGTCCCCTTGCCCACGACCCGCTCGACGGCTCGGCGGACGTCCTTCTTAGAGGCCATCCCCTTGCGGTTGAAGGGGATCTCTAGCAGCTTCGCCGTGGCCCGCTTCAGCCCGATGGGGGAGGTGTTCCGCATCGGAATCCCCCGGTCGCAGGCCCAGGCGGCGATGATTGACGAGACCGACCAGAGGAAGGCGGTCGTCTGAATTTGGCCCATGATGAAGGGCGGAGTCTCGGTTCCGATTGCCTCGATCGGCCCGTACTCCTCAGACAGACGGGATAGCTTAGGCCACAGGAATTTCGCAAAGAGGAGCGGCGCGGTGGCCTTCCCTACGGAGACGGAATCGGAGTGCAGTATCTCGAACTCCTTTCCGTCGTCGGAGACCTTGACCACGGAGAGGCCGAGGTTGCGGTAGCCTGGGTCGATACCTAGAACAATCATGTCGGAATCCTCCCGGTCTGGTTCATCCTGGTCATTTCTTTGAGGATGCGGTCGCGCTTCGTTTTGACCTCGGGCGTGGTTCGGGTCCCTTGCTCTCCGATGGTTCCGATGAACTGGAGCGCGAGTTCGGCCTGGGCACGCTTGACGCGGAGGAACGGGAGCAGCGCAATCAGGATGGGTCCGGCGGACTTGCCTGAGATTTCCCAGCGCCAGGACGGTTGGCGCGTCTCCAGCTTGCCCCTGTTGCTCAGGCTGACCCCGCCTCCGAAGCGGGTCAGGAGCCAGTCCACGAGGGGCTGGCTGGCGTTGCTCACGCCCAGCTTTGTTGTGTAGGTGTGCTTACCGCATCGCTTGTCGAGCTGCTTGCGGGCAGAGATGCACCCGTCGGCGTCGACCAGCCCGGCCAGATACGGGATGTCCGTTTTAGGGCTTGTTCGCACGGAAACCTACAGGGCGTTGATCGTCGAGGTCGTCTCTAGGAAGAGGCGGCTCGTCGTAGGGAAGGGTGTCTTGATCCACCTGAGCAGTGAACCAGCCTTTCAGCTTCTTGAACAGGGCCGAGGGGGAGGGGGACCACCAGAGCAAAAGTGTGAGGATTGCGAGGCCCCAGGCTAGGTGCCCGAGCTTGTCCAGGAGGTCTCCGAAGATCCCCCAGGCGGTGGTTGGAGCCTCGTCAGGCTTTTCGATCGTGGTCTCGGCGATCATCAGTCCGCTGGCAGCGCCCGCAGCGGCCCCGCCTGGGCCGAGGTAGGAACCAACCGCCGCGCCCAGGGAGGCAGAGCCAACCCGGGCGACGGCGGCGCAGGAGGTCACGCACAGGAGGATGAGAAGGGGGAGGACTGTACGCTTCATTTCTGCTTGGTCTCCAGTACGGTCATGCGATGCTCGATCTCTAGGAAGTACACAGCCAGATCGCGGTCTCTGGCTTTGTTGGCGTCGTCCAAGTCGGTCACCCTTGTCCAGAGCATCGTCAGCAAGAACATTGTAAGGGCAAGTAGCGCCCGGCTCACAAGGGTAAAGAGGCGATCTTCCGTAATTTTGGGCACTATTTGAACTCCTGACTGTAGGCGGCGGTCGCCATTCCTTTGAGGGACTCTGCTAGGGTCGCCGCGTTTCGGCGATACCTCTCCTGTTTCTCTCTGTCCGTTGTGGCGGCGGCCAACATCTTCAGCTGACGAAGGTGCTGCTTGTACTGGTAGAGCGCGTGGCGCAGCTCAGCCTGAGGACGGACCTTCCTGACCCCGAGCCCGAAGTCGGAGTCGGTGATTCGCCTCTCCATCGGGGTGAAGTCCACGAAGGGGGACTGCTCCTCTCTGCTCAGAGAGCCGCCCTCGAACCCGAGCTTGTCCAAACCAAGGAACGCGAGCTTGATTGGCCAGATCGTCGAGCGGGCCTGATCCCAGGAGTTGAAGGGCCGGGCCGCCGAGCGGGCGCCCTGCGGGAGCAGGCGGTCAGCGCCGAGGACAAGCCCGGCGACGCCGCCGAGGCCGTCGAGGCCCATCGCGCTCAGCTGCCGGGTCATCACATTCGGGTCGTAGGGGTAGGTGCCCTCGCCTCCGAGCTGGGCGGCCCGCATCGGCTGGGCAAAAATGTCTGCGAACGCGCCAACCATCAGCGCCGCCTCCAGGTTTGCGTTCAGGCGGCCCACGTTGACCCGGTAGTCGCCCAGCTTGAGCGCGGGTGAACCCTCCTCAGTCGTGATCATCCGCTGGGACTTGATCAGCTGGGTCATCTCCGCGAGCTTCTGCGGGTTCTCCATGAACTTCGACCACGCGAACGGCGCGTAGTGACGCGGGAAGGTGTAGTACAGGAGCGCACGCTTCATGTAGTTGCGCTCGATCGGGGTCAGCCGCTCGTAGGGAACGTGCGCCGCCTTCGTCATCTGCGCCGCCGTTTCCAACGTGTGCCCCTCTCGAACAAGGCCAACCATCGTTGCGGTCCGGTTGATTCCCTCGGAGGTCTCTCTGAGCTGTCCGCCCTTTCCGCCGCCCAGGTTCCGGTGCATCTTCTTGAGCGCCTGAGCCAGACGGGTGTGGCCCATCCTGGAAACCATGTCCGGGTCTAACTGTGCAAACTTGAGCCTGAAAATCTGCTCGCCGATCGTTCGGCTGCCACGGGTCAGGCTGGAGGCCATCGAGGAGAAAACATGCTCCTGTCCCATGACCCGGAACAGTTCCTTCATGTGGACCTGACGTCCGCCGCCCAGATCGAGGAAGTCGTCGGCGTGCCGGTCGAGGCCGACCGCACGGATCGACTCTTCGGGAACGCCCGCCAGGCTGCCTCCCATCCGCTCGGCGAACTGCATGATGTCGTTGTGGGGCGCGATCGTCCAACTCCCGTGCGACCAGCCGGGGACCCCGAGCGTGTCCACAATCATGTCGGACCGCTCGATGAAGTCGGTCTTTCCCCAGAAAAAACGGAAAGCGTCGACGTAGGAGGCCGCGAGGTTCTTCGGGCTGACCCCAGCAAGGTTCGCCTGGAACACGCCGGAGGCGGCGTTCGCGACGTGGAACGGGACCCGCATGACCGTCTGGAAGGACTTGATCATGTAGTTCACGTTGTCGAAGTTCCGCATGAAGGTGCTGGAAATCTGGAGCGACTGGCCGACCGACTTAGCCGCTCCCACGACAACATTCTCTGCCCCGTACAGGACGTTCTTCCCGATCATCTCTCTGACCTGATTGTCGCTCAGCCCGCCACGGGTGAAGGATGATTCGGCCTTGGCGGTCAGTGTCTTGTTCACGAAGGAGCGGGCGGCGGTCGGCTGGTAGCCCAGCTCAGCCGCGTCGCCGACGTCGCCCAGGTCCATCCAGCCGAAGCCGTTGCCCTCAGCCTCGCGGGCAGGGATGATGTGCCGCTTACCCTGATCGGTCTCCAGAACAATGAATTTCGGGCTGACTTCGAGAGTCCGCTCGGTCTCGCCGACCCTCCGAATGGTAGGCGTAGCCTCGGGACCTAGAGCCTCACGAGCCTTCCTGATCTGCTCAACTAGGACAGGATTAGTCTGTTCGAGGACGTCCTCGGGAATACCTAGGGCACGGCCCTCCTCAATCAGCTCAGGGCGTCGGAGTTTACTGACGGCCTTCCTACGCGGCCCCTGGACAGGAAGTTTACTCTCGGTGACCGTCGGGGTCTGGAACTCCCGGGTCATGTTTCGGCCCTTGTCGTCGAGGACGCCGACGACCTTTCCGCCCATGATGTTCGATTGGCCGTTCGTCCCGGTCCCCTCGGCCAGAACGGTCCCGATGAACTTCTCGATCGACTCGTCCTGTTGAGCCTGCCCGAGGCGCATGATCAAGGAGGCGAACGGGTCGCCACTGATTCGCTCGCTCGACCAGGGCAGAGACTTTGCGAAGCCGCGCAGGACAAGGCCCTCGCGCTCCATAATTGACTCTAACTGTCCGGCCCACTTGTTCACGTTGGGGCCGATCCGATCGGTCTCCCTGAGCCAAGTGTGGATCTCGTTCAGGTCGTCGATCGTCATTGTGTCCGCCGATCGGGCGAACCGCGAGGGGATCTTCAGGCCGATCCGCTTAAGGATGCCGGAGTCAGCCGCGTCCATCTCGCCGACAACCTGAGCGACCTGCTTCCTGGCGTGCTGGGTCATGTAGCGCCCGAGGTAGCCGACCGGGGAGCCGACTGTCCAGACGCCCGATTTCCGTGCGCCCTCGAAGATCATCCCCTGCTGCTGGCGCACGAAGTCCATTAGCTGTCGGGCCTCCTTCGGCAGATGGTTCAGGACCATGTCGTCCATGACCGAGTTCAGCGAAAGCATCGCGTCGTTCACCCCGTTCAGTAACTCTTCGGGGATGTAGTCGCTGGCCCCGATCTTGTCCTGAACACGGAAGAAGTCGTCCAACTCGGCCACACGCATCTTCGCGGTCGCGTAGCTCCGAGCCCAGCCAGAGAGTTGGGCCGAGTCAGTCGCAAGCCCGCCGCCCTCCTTCCCGAACTTCTCTAGGATGATCTCTTCCTCGGAGATCGGGCGCGGCCCCGCCTGAACCGGCTTCATCTCAGGGACGTTGGCGACGTCGTAGGCTCCGTCAGCCTCGGTCAAACCCTTACGGAACGATTGGCCCCTCCGGCTAAGGGCAGTCTGGATTCGGTAGCGGTCGAGTGCAGTACCCGTGAACTCGGAAGGCTTCTTTCCGTGCCCTTCGAGTAGTTCGTTACTGAATCGGGTGCCCTTACCCTCCAGAACAGTAAGGTCGTCGGCGGTCAGCCCAGCCTTCAGTTCGTCGAGTTCGGTCGCGGGGACCTCGATCTGCTTCTTGCCCTTGACCTTTCGGGCGTACTTCTGGGCCCAGTCGGTGACCTTGCCTCGGCCCGTTCGAGGGGTGGCCTCCTGAATGAACTCACGCAGAGCGCGCATCGCCTGATCGACCGTCTCGAACTCCTGGCCAACGAAGCCCCAGCTTCGGAGCGCCGTCTTCTCAGAGATCGCGGTCGGGACCGGGCGGTAGCCTCGGATCTCCCCGTCCACAAAAACAGGATCGACCCGGAACCCGAAATCGTCGGCGGCCTTGTTAGCCTCGACCAGTCCCCAATTATTCTTGCGCCTGACGCGCCACATCGGAACAGGGGTATCAACCGCTCGGGACAGGCGGCGGGTCCCGCCCTTTCCTTTGCGCTTGATCAGTTCGGTCAGTTCGCTCGGCTGGAGGCCGTGCTTCTCGATGAACGCCGACGTAGCTTTGTTGCGCCTGACCAGCGCGTCGACCTCGTGCGTCTTCCAGGGCCTAGAGGCCCTCTCGTCGATCTCGGACAGCGCGGTCCGAAGTTCGCCGTCGGAGAGTGCGCCTACCTGCTGTCCATGCAAAGTGGTGCCGGTCAGCCGATGCTCGTTGTGCGCCCAGCCCATCCGTCGCGTCTGAGCAGGAGTGAACTCGGGAACATGGGTGACCCGTCGAACGTCGTCGAAGACCTTTGAGAGAGCCTGATCGTCGTAGAGCGGGAGCGCGTCGAAGACCTCCGAGCGCATGATCTGTCCGATCGACTTCCTAACCTCGTCGGTCACCCCGCTCGCGGTCAGTCCGACCTCAAGAGCCTTCATCGCCTGTTGATGGCGGTCCAGGAAGCGGCGCTTCGCCCTGAGCCCAGCCCGTGCATTCGTCGGGTTGATCTTCTCAAGCTGGAGAGAGGCAATCAGCTCGGACTCGCTGGTCGTGGCTTCGAGATAGTTCCTGATCAGATGGTTGAACGAGGCGTCGTCCATCCCAGGCATCGCCTTGAGCGCCTCCCCAATCTTCTCGGACATGACTGTCGTGACCGCGCCGACGAACGCCTCGCTTCGCCCCTTGTCCGACTCGAACTGATGCATCGACTCGGTGAGCTGGTCGCTCGTCGTGCCCGATCGGAAGACCCGGTTGTGCATCTCCCGTAGCCCCTTGCCAGCCCTGAAGGACAGGTCGGAGACGAAGTTGCCAAGGCCCTTCATTTCCAGCCGCTCGTCGGCCAGTTCGCGGTACTTCCGCCCAACCTCAGTCCACTCCATCTTCGTGGTCAGGTCGCCGCGAGCCATTCGCTCGGAGGCCGCCTGAACGTCATCGAGTCGGCGCTCTAGGACAGAGGTGAGTCGATCGGACGCGTCCATCGGAGAGTCGCTCAGAGAGAACGTGTCCTCGCCTGAGACCCGCTTCCAGAGGTCGTCGACGGACTCAGCCTGTGGGCCAAACTTCCGTGCGCCGAACAGTCGGCTGAATGCCTCGGAGGGGGTGAGGCCCTCGTCCTGTAGTTTGTCGAATCGCTCGACGACCTTCTCGACGCCTTGCTTGTCGACCTGATTGAGTGCCAGAGCAGAGTCAGGGTTCTGAACAGATTCGATCCGGGCCAAAGCCTCGTCGGAGATTTCGGTCGCAGCCTCGCCGATCGCGGCCCTAGCCTCAGTCCCGTACTTGATTCCGCCAGCGAATTGTCGAGCCGGGGCAGTCAACTTCGAGAGCCCCTGAGCGATCCAGGGGACGCCAGCGACACTCTGAGTTGCCCATGCGGCAATCGTTGTCTTGCTGAGGGCCTCGGGAGCAGCAGTGAACGCGGACCACCAGCTGCGGTGACCTTGGAATACGTCGATCTTTGCGCCCAGTTTGTAGAGCCCGGGGACACCAATCGCAATCTGCCGGTCGCCCGTCTGCTTGAGCAGCTCGGCTAGGTTCCCCTCCTTCTGTGCGTCGGTCAGCCCGGCCAGTCCACGGCGGGTGTCGGCGATACCCTGAGCAGCGTGTCGGGAAGCCTCGTCGGAGTGTCCGGCGAGTCGGCCCGAGGCGTCGCGCAGAATGTCGTCGTAGGCCGAGAGGCTCACACTGTCGAAGCTGGCTCCAGCAGCCTTCATTGCCTGCTCGACTACGGGGGACTTTAGCATCTTCGTCCCGTTGGCGGCCTTCGCAACCTTTCCGGTCGCGCTGAGCCCTCCGGTCAGGTAGGTCAGCGGGTCGGAGGCGATCGCCGCGAACAGCTCTTGGCCCAGGCCCGGGTCCATGCCCATCGCCTTCGCCATGTAGTCGGGCATGACGTCCTCTTTGTGATCGTCGAGGACCCCGAGCAGAGGAATGTTCGCCGCGTCGAGGAGGCCCTTCTCACTGAACAGGTCGATGTCCTCGTCCTTCATGGCACGGATGATCCGCCACAGGACTTGCTGAGGAAGTGCGATCGTCGAGTTGAAGACCCGATCAATCCAGCCTGCTTGCTGGGCCGCCATACCTAGTTGCGTCCCGCGTTTCGCGCCCGAAGCGCCTCGGTGTCGGTTATTGCTCCCATGAGTACAGCAGCCTTGAGTACCAAGTCGTCGGGCGTGCTAACCGGGAGGGTGTCGAACTCAGTACCTAGCATGGCGGCTATCTCTGGATGGCCCTGGCCACTCCGCCACTCCGCCAGACCGGGCGTGCGCGAGAGGATAAAGATGTCCTCGATGTATGCGCTGGCCTCCTGAAGCGTGAGCTTAGACTGAAGGGCACGCTGGTCCAACGTACTCTGTATGGGGGCCTGCCCGTGCGCCTGGATAGGTGCGGCAATATCCTGTAGGATCTTCTGGAGAGCTGTTAGCGCACCGGCCATAGTAGGCTGTTTCTTGATCTCAGCCGTGTCGATCACAAACCCAGACATAGAGGAACCGAACTCATCCTGTTTGAGCAGTAGCGGGGCCAAGGTGTCGATGCGCTCCCCCAGCTGCTTCGGCCCCGATACCGGACTGAAGGTCTCTCGGGAGTCCGGGTCGGATAGGAAGGGCAGCGTCAGCGGCTTGAAGATGTTGTTCCTCAGGGCGGTACTACCTCGCGTAGCGTCCATCGCCTTGAGTACCGCCGTGTCGTAGTCTAGTCGGGCTACCTTCGCCTCGATCGCGGCGTTGTCGATCACAGCTAGGTCGACCCCGGACCCGGGAGTGACGTCCATAACACGACCTATGTGTCGGGCATCGGAGCCCACGCTCACACGGGCAGCGTCGATGCGTCGGCGACTCTCAGCAATCGTGTCCACGTTAGGTGAGATATCATTGGGGTCCCCCTGCGGCTCGGGGACAAGATTGGCCACCGAGAACCCTTCCGCCGAAGTCAGCTGGGACATGATCCGTGTAGAGGGTCGATTGGTTAGGAAGCCCGTTACGCCCGTCTCAGGGGCAGAGTGTAGGAGCCTGTAGACCGCCTGATGCATAGGCGATAGCTGTGCCACCCTCTTAGGTGGGAGACGGTAGATCGGGGTGATCAGGTCCCACATATTCGATCGTCCGGGTACGACGCCCTTTTGTGCCTCGGGCACATCGGAGTAGACGTCCAAGATGTTCTTCAGGTGTATTGAGCCCGTGTCGCCGCCGAGTTCGACCAGCGCAGAAGTTCCGATCTGCTGTGTGGCCCCGGCTAAGATAGCCCGCCCACGAGTCTCCTCTACCCTCGCAGCAAAGGGGTCGTCCTCAGACAGTAGAGGTAGGCGGGGGTACTCAAAGAACTCCTCTGCCTCCGCAGACTCCATTCGGAAGGTCTCAGGGTTGAGCGTAGCGATCTGCTCCGCCAGCGCAGTCTCGACGCTGCCCGCGAATGCCTCTCCGTCTGGTCCTGGCCAACGCTTCTTCTGGTTCGTTAGCTGGGTCAGTGCGATACCCCTTATGTCTTTCAGATCCAGCTCTTGTCCGGGGCCAGTGAAGTGTCGGCTCAGCAGGCTGTCCGCAACGGAACTCACTACAATCTTCTGCTTATAGAACTGCTCAGGACTGAACTCAGGGCCGTCTGCCCCCTGCCTGAGACTAAGCCTCGCTACCTCCTCCCGCTGCTCGTCGGACCACCCGAAGTCCTCGAACTGCCTCCCAGGAAGTACAAGTCCCTGGAACGCGGCGTCGGCTGCTGCTGAAGCCTCACGCCTAGAGATCACACGCTTACGCTTGAGTTTCAACTCTTCAGGGTCCACTTGCGCGAGACGCTGAAACTTGTGGGCCTCATCCTCGAACGCCGCGTCATCTCCGTTACCTCGGAGGTTCCGCATACTTTCGATTCGCTGTAGGGCCGAGTACGAAGCCCCCTCCTCCGTCTGAGCAAGATGGTCATTGGCGGCGGCCAGAGTCTCGCCCCCCAGTCCAACCTCGGCAAGCATATCGGGGTCGTCGCGCATAGCAGCTAGAACACCTAGTACGCCGTCTAAACGGACAACTCCGGCATTCGTAGAGAGTTGGTGGCGCATGTCGTTCCACTCGCCCGACTCGACAAACCGCGTAAGGTTGCCCTCTTCGTCACGCTCAAAGCCTGAGAATGTTCGGGGGTCCGCCTGCCAGTCGTGATCTCTGGCCGCGCCCTGCTCGGCACGCTGGAAACGCTCGCGGAACAGCGTGCTTTCGGAGCCGATTACCTGCGAGAGGGTTCCAGCACCGGCCCTCAACTGGCCACCGAATTCGCTTCCCTCTCCGATCTCATCACTATACCTTAGCCGAAAGGCGTCAATATCTCCTTGGAGGGTAGTCAGCGTGGGTCGGAGATCCTCTAGTGCCGAGGGGCGCTCAGTAGGGTCCTGTTTATTAGCTGCCCCGGACTGCATGGCGAAACGATCGGCCCGCCCCTGCAACTCGCCTAGCACCTGTTCGCCCCGAACAAGTTTCTGAAGGCCCGCCGCCGCAGCCTCATCGGACAGGCTAGGGTCTAGGCCAGCCGCGCTCGCGTCGTGCCTTATCTTGGCCTGCCTACCCACAACGGCTCCAGTATCTACTAGGCCGAGTGCCGCCGATCCGACATGGGTGTGAACGAAGTCGACCAGATCGGGGCCGCGTAGTTTCCGGGCCTCCGCCTGAAGGGCGGCTGGGACCATACCCACTAAAGCCTTTCTTGTCTCTCCGGTAGCGCCGCCGTCGCTGTTGTACGCGGCAAGAAGCCGAGCCTTCGTGTCCGAGGTTACGAGACCCTCCCTCAGCGCGTGTTCCTGCTTCAGCTCCTCCAACCTGAACTCGTGCTGCTGCTTCTGGCGGGCGAAGTCGTGCGCCTCAGCCGCGTCGTCCCGCCGCTGCTGGAATGCTTCCTGTTGGCCACGCTGGTACGCATCCCAGGCCCGGCCAACCGAGAGTTGGTTCGCGTCGGCCAGCTTGTTTGCGAACGCCGACATCGCCTGGGGGCCGCCAGCACCGAGGGCGCCCGCGATCCCGCCGATCGCCGCGAGGGCATCGGAGCCCCCATCAGGGGTCACCGCGTCGAGAATGTCCTTGTAGTCCAGAGGCATTAGGAGTCTTCTCCGAAGAGGGATTTCTCAAGGTCAGCGAGGCGTCGGGCCGCCTCCTCCCCCGTAATATTGCCCTTTGCGACCTCCTGAGCAAAGAACTCTTTGCGGTCGGCAACCCGCTGGTCCTCTAGCGCCTGGGCGTCGGCCTCCTTCCCGGCGGTCAGACTTAGCCCCTGAGCAACCGCGCCGAGCGCCTTAGCGAAGGGGTCGCCAGCCGCCAGCTCCATCTCACGGGCCTGGGTGATCCCAGCCGCGTAGGCCGCGTCGCCCTGAGAGCGAATCTGATTGACCTGCCGCTGCTGCTCAGCGGCCATCCCATGAATCTTCTCGGTCAGCTCGACGTACCGCTGAATCTTCTGGGACTCGCGGCCAATGTACTGCTCAAACTGTCCGCCAAATACCGCGTCCCTGACCTGCTGGTCCATCTGGCCAAAGGCCCGGTTGCGGGCGATCCGCTCAGAGCCCTTCCGGGCCTGAAGGAATGCGATCTGAGCAGACTGCTGGTAGACAGGGGAGTCCGCCGAGCGCAGGGAGCGGAGCGTGTCTATCTCAGAGCCGAGCGCAGCGCCGGTCTCCTTCGCACGCTGCTGAGCGGCCTGACGGAGACGCATCGCGTCGGCCTCAGCCGCAGCGGCGGTCCGCTTTGCTGAGCTGGAGCTGCTGAAGGCACTGTAAAGGCCAGACGCAGCTGCGATGGCTTCAAATAGGACCATTAGGGATTCCTCCCCGGATCAGGGGTAATCGTGAGTTCTGCCTCAGAGAGCGCAGAGAGGTCGGCGGCAGGGGTCCAGACGACGAACCGCCCGAGCCGTTGGGCGTTGGATAGCGAGAACAGGGCCGAGGTAGCGCCGATCAGCGCAGGGGTCGACTCAACATTGTCCAGCCGCGACCGATCGGTCGGGTCAACCGCGTAGTCGCTGGCGTCGGAGGCGGCCCACCAATCAGAGCCGTCGGTGATCCCGAGCCGGACATGGTTCAGCGTGCCGCGAAGGTCGAACTGCCCCGTGTCCAGCATCGTCCCCCAGTAGCCAACCCCGATGTATGCGTTGTAGGCCAGGGTCCGGGAGGTCCCGCCCAGGTCGGTGAACGAGGCGGGCACAGTCACCGCAGCGGTGAAGGTCACAACGAGGCCACTGATCGAGGCCACCTCGAGCGTCTGACGGTGGTGAGCGTTCGGGGTCGAGCTGCCGTCGTCGCGGTCACCGACGAGGGTGATCCGCTGTCCAACCGAAATCCCGGTCACACTCCCCAGGGTGGCCGTTGATCCTGTGTAACTCGTGACGCTGACGGCTGTGCTAGGCGTGCCTGAGTCCACGTCGTCCTGATATACCCCGGCAGTCCCGAGAGAAGGAAAACCAGAAACGTGAACCCAGTAGTCAGAGCCGTCCTTGTCCGTGACAGAAAGCGCATAACGATCCTCGACGTACCATCGCTGGCGGGGGAAGTAGTAGCGGAGAGCAAGGCCAGTCGACTCGTCGATCACAAAGAGCGAACTGAGCGCAGACGAGACTGAGAGGCGGGCGTTCGACGTCGCCGGGAGCAGATCGAGGACCGGGAGGCCGATGTCCTTAGCCTGCCCGTCGCCGGTAATCGCCCAGAGCGTCCCGTTGTAGGCGTAGGCGATGCCCTTCTCAACGACCAGACAGCGGGCCGAGGATGCGCCGACCCCTCCGCCCAGGGTGTTCGCCTGCGGGCTGGTCGGGGTGCCATCGAGGAACACTCCCCACGACTCTCCAAGGACAAGAACACGGGACTGACGGGCGTCGCGGCTGCCAATCTCGGCGGCGGCCTGGACCGTGCCCTGCTCCTTGACCGGGAGGTCGTACACCATGTCTAGGGGGAAGCTCTCCCAAGAGGAGGGCGACTCCGAGAAGTGGATGCGGGGCTCGTCCTCAACGAACACGCCAAGGTGACCCTCCCACTCGAAGATCCCTTTCGGGTTGCGGGGGACAAGGCCCGTTAGCTGGTCGAGCTGGGTTCCGAGGGCCGTGTCGTCGGCGAAGTCGGTGTAGCTGTTGGTTCCCCGAGGGATCTCCGTCAGGTAGTAGAGCGGCGCGTCGCGGCAGGCGCGCCAAGCGTCAGAGACCGCGTTCGGGTTCGGGTTGCCGTTCGGGAAGTTGTCCGTGACCGGGATGACCTGGGTACGGAAAATCTCGATGCCCCGGATTCCAGCGAGCGGAGGCTCAGGGAAGGGGACGTAGTAGTTCGTGCCGGTTCCAGGCGTCTCGTCCACAACCTCAGCCGTGCGCTGGATGGGAACCGCGTCAGTCGAAAGCTGCGGGTTCTCGCCGGTCCGGGACATCGTTCCGACCTGATCCATCGTCGACTGCGAATCGGGGTCGTCGACGTCATCCTTCATAAACCTGCCGTAGTGCCACAGCTTGTCCCAGAGGTTCGGAGGGACACGGGTGGACATGTAGGGGCCGAACAGTTCGTCGCCGTCGCCCTCTCCGGCAGCTGAAGTGTACCGTTCGCCGTCCCAGAGCCGGACCTCCGCAATCTCGACGTCGTACTGCTGTGCAATCGGAGGGAACCCGCCAACCATGTAGAGGCCGTCGGCGTTCGATCCAGCGGTGTTGTCCACAATGCCAACCCCGTTCAGGTCAGCCGCGTAGACGTCGCCCCAGGGACCTGAAATCCCATCAAGGAAGACCCGCTCAAGCCAGACATCCAGGACAGAGGTAGCCCCGGTCCGTGTGATGTGGTGAATGTAGAGCGTGATCCAAGTAAAGCTCTTGAAGTCGATCGCCCCGCCCAGGTCGCTGAAAAGGGTGACCCCGCTTCCAGCGTGCCACTTCCGGGTTGCGACCTCGACCGAGGGGTCGTCGCCAACCCCGATCACAATAGAGCCATTGTTCCTGCTCGTCCACGCGGCCCAGAGGGGAACATCGTCCAGCGTCGCCGCCGACCAACCTACCCCGTCGACCAGCCGCATATCCCAGCCATACGTCAGGATCGGGCTGTACGTCACGTTCTCTAGGATGGTTGTGAGGCCGTTCACCTTGCCTCCACCCTCCTTCCAGAAATAGCCTCTGAGCTGGGCCTGCTCGTCCCACCCGCCGTCGATCTGGGAAACGCTCGAATCGGGGCAGAACGCGATGTCCGCCTCTAGACCCTTGGCAAGCGGGCCACTCCGAGCGCCGTAACGCTCAAGCCCTCGGGACGCGATGACCTGTAGATCGTGGTCCTGCTGCCAAGCTCTGCCGTGGTAAAGAACAGTGTCGGATGTCCCGTTGCCTGCAATTGCTCCAACGTGATCGTAGTTGAAGACGTTGGACCCGGCGGCGGAACGCTTACGGGTCTTCACATCCATCTTCGTGTTCTGGCGGCGGCCCGTGCCCCACATCAACTCGTCAGCCGCGTTGCCTTTGTAGTTCGAGGGCCAAAAGCCTTTGAGGAACTTCTCTGAGTCGGTCGAGCTGAGAGGCCACTGTTGCCACTCAGTTCCAGCAGCGGCGTCGGCATCGTAGATCGAGACGCTCAGACGGCTTCCTGCTGCCTCACCGTATGCAGTTCCCGTCCGCCTCACTAGCACACAGTAGTCTCGCCCGTCCTGGAAAGTGTAGTCCCAGGAATAATGTTTGAGGTCGTCGTTGTTATCTCCTCCAGTCCTGTCCCGGCAGACCACAATGCTGTGCGTGCCCTGGTTCGCTGAACCGTTGCTTCCCGCGCTGTAGGGCTGGATCGAGACGACTAGGTGGTGCAGCGAAAACTTGCCCGAGGCGTACCGCTGCCAAGAGGGGCCGACCGCGAAGAGTGTCTGGTACGAGTCGTTTGACGAGAAGCGGAAGCAGAACTGGAAGGTACACTCCTGGTTCGAGCCGCCGATCCAAGGGAAGCGCAGGTTCGTGTTGACCGCGCCCCAGTTGGCTACGCCAGTCGGAGCGGTAACCCCCTGACTGAACACAGTCTCTTCAACCTCGGTGGCGTCAGGAATCCTTGCGGCGACCTCGAGCGTCAGGCCGGGGTTCTTGATTTCGCGGTCACCCAGTAGTGGGGTTCCGGTGTCGTTGTCCTTGTCCTTGAACAGGAAGGTCTCGATATCGCCCGCAGCCGGGGCAACAGGGGCAGACGCAAGCTCACACTCCCCGAACGAGATCCCCCAGGGGGTTTCGCCTGGAGGGCCAAAGGAGACCGCGCCGAGGAAGACGTTGACCCCTCCACGGGCGTCGACCGGATCAAGGCTGAAGGCAGGGCCGACCGTTCCATCCTTTGTGATCCAGCGGTAGGCGTAGCGGACGAAGCCGTCGAGAACGCCAACCCCTTGAGGCGTACACGAGACCTTCGTCGCGGGCCGGGGGATTCCAAGCGGGCGATAGGTCAGGTCGATGTCGTCGAGGACATAGTTGACCCCGTTCGAGTTCAGGAACGCCTTGCTGCCGCGACGCTGGACGGTCGCGTCCTTCGTCAGCGCCTTGCTCAGCTCGCCCGTGTACGTCGAGTCCGGGGTACTGACCGCGAGGGTGTACCCGCCGACCGCCGCGACGTAGGTGCCCCCCTTGAACCCGCCCTCCAGGTAGATCGGAGGGGCAGAGGCAACGCGGACACCCGAGAACGAGTTGAGGGCGCGGTTGCCCCGGTCAAGGATCTGATCGCCGAAGACCGAGTTGGCGTCGTAGTAGAGAACAGCATCCTTCAGAGGGTGCCACTTGATCGTCGCGCTGTTCGTGAACGCGAACCGCTTGATCTGCCCGCCGAACGGCTGAGAGTTCTGCTGGTCAGCGGTGTCGCCAATGACGAACCCGAGCTGCTTGTCGTAGTTGAAGATCGCCGGGTTGCCCGCTGTCCCGGTATCGGCACCAACCGCTACTCCCGCCGAAGTTTGGATGGTCAGGTAGGTAGTCGTCGCGTCGCGGCCAACGAACACCCAGTAGGTTGTTCCGGCGGTGAGCGCGTCGGTTCCTGCGAGCGTTACCCCGTCAGCAAAGACCAAATCAAGGAACCCGGTCGAGGCGGTCAGATTCAGGCGTAGGATGTCCTGGAACTCGAAGATCGTCGAGTCCGAGAGGATCGCGGGAAGCGTCAGCTCGATCTGGAACAGCCAAGAGAGTCGGGCCGTGCCCTTGCTTGCGGTCCAGTAGTATTCGTCGAAGTCGGAGTAGAACGGGACCTCGATGACCCCCTTTCCGCCGAAGTGAATCCAGTCGGTCGTCGCAACCGATGGGAGCGTCGGGGTCAGGTAGCTATAGATCGTCGTCGAGGCCGCGTTCGTGTATGAGAGGACGGTCCCGCCCGCGCTGAGCGCGTCGTGCCAAGCAAGGGTCGCGGTTCCGCCCGCGTAACTCTCAGTCGTCGACGGCGAAATGTCCGCCGCGAAGGTCTCGAACTCAGTGTCCTTGTCGAAGTCGGAGTTCTCGTAGAGCAGGAAGTTCGTCGTGACCACCCGATCGTAGGCCGCGATCCCGGAGAGTGCGCCCGAGGTCAGCTTCGAGCCGATCAGTTCGAGGTCAGTGACCGCCGTGAAGGTCGGGGTCGCCGTCGTTTCTGCCCCGATTGTCGCAGAGCCGCCGTCAGCCGGGACCGCCCAGGCCACGGCAGCAAGCGTCGCGGTCGCCCGACGAACCATGATCCGGTAGTCGGTGTTCGAGTCGAGGTCACCCATCGCGGCGTTCACCTGGAGCGCCCCGGTCGCGGTGTCGTAGATCCGCAGACTGACTACGTTCGTCGTGGTACTCTCGAAGTAGACGTACGCCTCCATCCCAGAGAACTTGAACAGCGGTGAGGCCGCGATCTCCGAGTTGGCAGGGCAGCGGACCGTCGCAAAGACCGTCCAGTCCGAAGAGATGTCGCCGCTGAAGTCGTAGTCGATTGCGACCGCGCCAAGGTCAATGTCGGCGGCAACACCCAGAAGGTTCGGGGCCGCCGACTGGGAGCGCCGGGAGCCTGTCCGGCGCTGGAGCTGAGCAGAGGAAGGGTCGACGTCCCGAGCCTCGAACACCGAATGGAGTCCGCCCGGCGAGACCAGCGAGGCTGACGTCGAAGGGTTCCTACGCCCGTACCCCGCCGATTGGCGGTCCATCGGGAGGTGGTCTATTCGGACGGTGGACATCTACAGGACAGATGCGGTGGTGCTGGGAAGGCTGCTGCCCTGATCAAAGATGTTCCCGCCGCCGGAGGACCCGTGCGTACTCTCGGACGATCCGCCAACCGGGTCCGAGTCGGTTCCGCCGTAGAAGCCCGAGAGGAACTCCTCTCCGTCCTCAGTGTGGGCACAGTCCCAATAGTGCTGAAGCACGCTGGGCGCGTCGGCGTAGGCGGGCGAGAAGGCCAGACGGTCGATGTAGTTCACGACGACCCGAGCGCCGTACTGGCTGCTGGGGCAGTTGATCTCGGCGAACAGCCCGCCGTCGCAGAAGCGCCCGAACAGTTCGGGGCCACTCTTCCAAGAGGGGGCCTGCGCGGTGAGTCCGGCGGTGCAGATGTACTCGCGGTTGATCGCGGTGTTGTCGTGCGGGTAGAAGCCGCCCCGGTCTTCGTCGCCCGAGAGCCAGGCCTTGCCTGTGAATAGTGAGACATTTACAGGCGTGACCCCTCGCTGGTTGGCGAGCGCGTTCGTGTCGACCTCCTGGATCTGCTTCTTGAGCGCGGCCTCCGAGGTCTCGACCGCCTCGCGCTTGAGGCAGACCAGCGCGATGTCCACGTTCACAATATGGAGAGGCTGGCCCGTCATCGCCCAGGCCATGAAGGTCTGCGTCGTCCCGTCGTCGTTCATGATCAGGTCGATCGAGGTCGACTTGATGTGGTCCGGGTGGATTCCAGCTCTTAGGCCCGTCACCGACGAGCAGCAGCACGCGCCGCTATAGTTTCCGGTTCCTCAGCTCATGGTTACGCCTTCGTGTAGACCTGACGGCCAGCGGACGAGTTCTTCAGGCTGTCCTCGGTGTCGCGGAGCGCGTGCATTCCCAGCCCGACCATCGACTCGACGGAGGTGCCCGTCCAGGTCAGATAGGCCATTCGGGCCCGTTCGAGGATGGCGTCGATAGCCTCCTCCGGGAAATCAAGGGTGTCGGTGTCGTCGTCCAGTTCGGTCAAGAAGGTGGACTGACGGATGAGAAACTGATCGGTCGCGGCGGTCGGCGCAGGACAGAGCGCAACGTAGCTCGATGCGTTGTAGGGGTCGTACCGCTGCTCAAAGTATTTGGGCGTGCCGGTCTCGAACGGGTCGATCGAGGCACGGGCAGGCGAGAACTCCAGCGCCTTGCCGAGGCTGGAGCTGTCCATCCGGCGGACCTCGATGACCTGACCCGTCGAGGGCAGCTCGATGCCGCGACGGATGATCTTCGATGCGGTTCCGCCTGAGATCGACGTCGACGCCGGGGGGCCGATGTCGAACGCCTCGGCGGCGGTCTGCTTGCGGATCAGGAACTTCGTCTTGGTTCCGCTGACGTCCAGGACAAGGATGTCTCGCGGGTGAGTCAGCCCGTCGGTCGCGGCCCCGACCGTCACACAGCTCGACGAGCCGAGCGTCGTGTCGGCTGAGGTCAGCGTGTCGTCGCCTGCGACCGATCCGATGACCGTATCGTAGGAGAGGCCGGGGACGCCATCGGAAAGCGCCCGGGCGATCCCTGCATTGAGGGCTTCGCCCAGGCGCTCCTTTTCGACGTCCGAAATCACACCCACCCCAAGCCTTCGCTTGAGGCGGGTACGAAGTGCGGACTTAGCTGCCATCGGCCCTAGGCGATGACGTCAGAGGTGATTCCGTTGATCATGAAGAACGAACGGCGGCCCTTGTCGCAGGACCAACAACGCTTGAACTCAATGCGCTGGAACAGGTTGGTCTTCGTCGGGTGCGGCAGAACGTCGCCGATTTTCCGGATGAAGCCCAGGGAGCTGTCGGACATGATTCCGCCCTGACGGACGACGTTGTACCGGAGAGAGTTCCAGTTCACACCGAGCAGCGGGGTGGTAGCGGTCGTCGCATACGTCGCGGAAGTGTCGAAGATGACGTCCTTGAGCAGGTAGCGGGACCAGTCGATGTTGATGCCGCCGAAGGGGATGGTCCCCTCCTTGCCCATGTTGGCGCGGACCGGATCGGGCAGCGCGGCGTCGGCGCGCAGCTTCGAGAGGATGCCCTCGAACGCGAGCAGGGTCGTGTAGAGGTCCGTGGGACGCTCCTCTTCAGAGTAGGAGGCGTTCAGGATCGCCGACTGGATGTCGGTGTAGATGTCCGAAAGGTTCACCTGACCCGACGTAACGTGCGTCGGCTGCCACTTTGCGATGTTGTCGGTCTTGACGTTGCCCCAACTCTTCGCGGTCGAAGTCGCCGATGCCTCGTTAGAGGTCGCCGAACTCTGGAGGAAGATCGAGGCCAGACTCATCGGGATTCCAGCGGTGTTGTCGCCGTCCGCAGAGAACGGGTCGCGCTGGGTCTGAGTCGTCGAGGACTCGCCAGTAGTGCCCTGCGTGAACAGAAGCTCCTCCTGGTTGATGAGGCTGGTCATCGTCGCCTTCATCTGAGACGCCACGAAGTCGATCAGGTTGCCGGGAGGCTGAGACTGGGGGAAGTTGATGTTCCGGGTCGCAGCGGGCAGATCGAACAGCGCAAACGTCAGGATGTCGGACGCGGTTGCAGAGAGGTTGTTGGCGGCACTGGGAGTACCGTCGAGCTGATCAGCCTTGTACAGCGAAGTGGCTTCGCCATGCGCGTGCATGATCGGGTGACGGACGGCCTCGGCGTCATTGACGAGGAAGACTCTGCCCTTCTGAGCAGCGGTCTTCATAAACTTCTCGCCGCCGTCGGTGAGAGCATTGATGGGGTCTCGACTGTAGGTGTCGAGAGCTGTGGCGACCATCGTGTCGAGGGTCTGGTTGTAAGAGCCTGCGGTTCCCATTGGGGATTCCTTTTGCTAGAGGTGTCGGATAAGAGGGGGTCTATCCGCTACTGGTTGACCGACTTCTCGATGTTGCGCAGCACCTTGTCCGCGAGGCTCTGCTCGCCGCCAGCGTTCTGGACGTTGAGCTGGACCTCGCCGCCAGGGTAGGAGACCGAGCCGTCAGGGTTGGGGTCCGAGCGGGTCAGTCCGCTTCGGGGTCCCGCAGCCTCACGGGCGACCGAGCCCACGCCAGACATGTGTACCAAAGAGTTCACCCCGCCCTCAGTGAGCAGGATGTGAGGGGTAAGGTTGCCCTTATCCTTCTGCTCCTGGTAGAACGCCTGGACCTTTCCGTAGTCCTCTGAGCCGGGAGTGATCCCGTGTTTGCCCAGAGTGGTCAGGAAGGTCTCCTTCGCTGATTCGCGTCGGGAGTATTCGGCGTCCTTCTCGGCCAGCAGGTTTTCGATTTGGGCCTTGTTCATGTAGCCCTCCTCGCTGATCTGCTTCTGATGCTTGGCGTCGCGCTTGGCGATCGCATCGTTCACGGCCTTGCTGACGTAGGCGGTAATCTCCGCCTGCTTCGCTTCGTCGAGTTGTAGGTCTTCCAAAGAGCGGGCTTGCTCCGTCGATTGCTGGGTCCGCTCAGCGGCCCCGGCATTACCCGCCTCCTCAGTGAGGTCTACCCCGCTTGCGCCAGGCTCCTCATTGGGTTTAGCTGTGGAATTGTTCTCGTCGGTTGCGGTAGTCTCGTCCTTCTCAGTCATCGGTTCTCTCCTTGGGTTACCCAGCGCAGGGGTGCGCGGGGCTCGGAGGGGAGGCTGCCAATAATTCGTCGGACGGGGCTAGAGCCCCATCCTACGAAACCGGCGGGCGCAAAATCAATCCCGGACACCGGAAACCTTCGTCGATTCGTCTAACTTCTTGCCCGTTCGCAGCTTACGGGGGACCGTAGCCTTGATTTGGGCCTCTTTAGAGACGTATTTCCCGGTGTCGAGGCAGATTCCGTGCTTGCGGTACTTCCTCTCCATTTCGTTCTTCGAGTGAGCCATCCGATCTGGATGGTTCGGGTGCAGCTGCACGATCCGGCGGCCCTTTGTCCAGCTGTCGTCGCCGTTGACGAACCCGCCCACCGCCTTGAGCCCGATCGCCTGCTCGGCGGCGACGGTTGAGCAGTCGGGGCAGGGCTCAGGGCGGCGGGCGTCCGACATAGATTTGGTCACCTCCCAGGTTAGGCCGCAGTCAGAGCAGTGGTAGGGATAGTCGGGCATTGGGTCAGCCTATCGGGAGCTGTTGAGGGGTTGCGGTCGGGACCCCGCCGGTCGCCAGGGCCGCCTGGAGCTGGTTGTCCAGTTCGCCCGGGCCAGCGCCGACGCCGGGGACAACCCCTCCGCCGCCCGGGTTCAGGATCTCCTGTTTGCGGGCCGCGAACGCCTTGTGCATGTCGATCGTCTGCTGGAGGGCCATGATTGACTCCTCGGGATCGCCGCGCCCGACCCACTTCTCTTTGACCTTCGTGTAGTACGCGATGTACATGTCGTGCTGGTCGTCCTCGAAGACCTCGATCGGGTCCTGGGTCTGGAGGTACTCGATCAGACGCTCCTCGGGGCCAAACTCGATCGTCGGGGCATCGAGGTAGATGTCGGCGTCCTCAATTCCCATCGCGTTGCCCAGAGTGCGGAGGGCCTCGCGGGTCATCCGTGGCATCCCCTGCGGGAACGCCTGCTGGGTGTTCGTCGTGACCGTGAGCCACTGCATGATCGACTGGAGATCGCCCTGGTTCGAGAGGTGCCCCAGCTCAACCGGGTCCACGTCGAACGAGAAGGCGGCGGTCGCCGGGTCCGGGACGTGCAACTCCTGGATCACACCGTTGTCGAGGGGCACTTCGAGCGACTTCCCGAAGATTTCGCGCTGGTAGGCGAATCCGGCCTGAGCAAGGCGGGTCCACATCCCAGCCATGACTTCGAGCCGGTCCTGGTTCCTGCGGCTGGCAGCCGAAGTGATTGAGACCGCCTCAGCCGCAGACTTTCGCGGGTTGGAGGCGATGCCCCGCTCGGCTGAGGTCACCCCGGTGATGTCGTCCAGGAGACCCATGTAGGTGTTCAGCGCAGCGAGGTACTCGCCGAGGACCGAGTTCTGCTCGACCGGGCGCATCGTCGCGTTCACGCCTTCAGGGGTGTCGTCGGTGTCGACCGCGATGTAGGTCGTCGAGCCCGGGATCGCGTTGATCAGAGCTTGGATGTCGTCCTCGCTGAACGCCCCCTTGGCGTACAGCATCGTCGTGTTCGTCGTGCGGATCTCTCGGTCGATCTGAACGAGCGTCTGGACGATCATCCGCATCAGCGGAATCCACGAGAGTACCTCGGCGGCGGGAACGTCCTCTCCAGGTGCCGGGTCCATGAAGTTGGCCAGCGCGAGCGGGCAGGCGGGCAGGTCGACCGAAGTGACGTACTCGCCCAGCGCCTCTCTGACTTTGACCCGTCGGAGGTCGAGGTCGCCGGTGTCGCCCGAATCCTGCGGGCCCTCGGCGACGAACACCGACATCGGGCAGCGGTCGGCCTTGACCGGCTTGCTCAGGCCGTGACGGAAGCCCTCGTGGTAAACCTCAGTGACCCGGACAATTTGCCACGGCTTGAGCGCGGGCTCGCCCTCTCGCTTCGGCTGCCACTCCTTGGGCAGATCGGAGACCTGCATGTCGTAGGCGTGCCAAGTGAATCGGCGGTGGAACGGCTCGTACCCGCAGTCGCGTGCCTCAATCGCCTCGTATTTCAGGCGACGGTAGGGGACGGGCTCCTCTTTGGCCGTTTTGTACGTCAGCTTGGCCGCGAAGTAGGGCGAGAGCAGGCCGTTGAACGCGGCCTTCCGCATCGCCTCGCGCAGGTGCCCGTGATCCGTCGCAATTCGGGTAATCCGGTTCTGATCCTCTGCGAGGTGGGCAGAGCCAGAGACCCGAGCCTTGACCCGGAACGAGGGGACCCCCGGGGTCAGTGAGACTAGGACCTGGCGCGATCGGCTCAGGAAGAGGTTGGCGGTCGTCTGGGGCGGACGCCAGGAGCCGATCTGGGTGGCCTCTAGGACCTGGGAGGCGGGGAGCCCCTGTTCAGGGAGAAGGCGGGCCCTGCCCCCCATCGGGTCGCGGCCAGTGTAGATGTCGGCGATCAGCTTTTCGCTTCCGGCCAGCGGCTCCTGGACCGCGCTCATCGCTCGGGTGACCAGCTCGGCCAACTCCTTGGCCGCGTCCTCCGCCATCGTTATGTGCTTCATCCGGGCCAGTTGTCTTGGTTGGAGGTGGTCTTCCAGATCGCGGTCGGGTAGGGTTCGAGATCGGGTTGGGGCATTCCGGGGAGGGGTCCGCGCCGCTCGGTCATCGTACTCAGCAGCGCCAGAGCAGAGATGAGGTCGTCGGAGTCTCCCAGTGGATACTCTGTGAGACGCCGAGTCAAGAGGTCTTTTCCGGGAAAGTTTCTGGGCAGAACGAGGTAGCCCTTGCGCATCGCAGTCTGTAGGCCCATCAGCCTGAACAGCAGTCCACGGGTCCCAATCTTCTGGCCCCGAATCTTGACCCCCTTGATCCTGCCTCGCTCTTCGAGCCAGGGGGCAAAGAGGGCCTGAGCCGCTACCTGCTCAATCCAGATGGATTTGATAAGGGGATGCTGTGGGATGCAAATGTCCTCGATCCAGCAGGCAGCGGCGTCAGCCCCTCCAGCGATTTCGTGCGCCCGGACGGGCACAAAGATGTTCCGGTCGGGCTCGAAGCCCTTCAGGCCCAGCGCCGAGGCGGTCAGCAGCCGGACCACCAGCAGCCCGTTCAGGTCGCCCTTCGCCCCGTCGACCCGGGCTACCGGATCAAAGAGCAGCAGTTCAGGCCCGTCCGGTAAGTCGGACGGTGTCTCATATTGAGAATCGGTGGCGGCCTCGACCAGCTGGGGCTCGAACAGCGCCTCTTCGGAGGGGATCGGCTGGCAGAGGTACTGGGCGGCGAAGAACGTCTTGGGCAGGTTCTCCCGCTTGGCCTCGATCTCAGCCTCGTTCAGGAAGCTGGGGCAGAGCGGGGCCCTTTCGTCTGTTAGGGCTTTGTTAGGGCCATCCCAGACGCCGAATCGGAACTGCCGCCAGTCGGGACGGCGGCCCAGGTGGGCTGTGATGTCGTCGAAGGCCCAGGGGGTTCCGACATGTCGGATGGGGGAGTCGGCCGAGTACATGAGCGGTTCGAGCGCGTCGATGAACTCGATGACCTTCTGGCGTCGGGCGAAGGTCCGGCTGTTCTGCTCGTTGGCCGGGTCGTCGATGACCGCTCGGGTCGGGTGGTTGCCCGCGAGGTTCGAGTCGACCGACGCGGCGAACACCGAGGGCTCCCGGCCCTTCCCGCTCCGGCCAACGATGTTGAAGTGGTCGGTCGGCCCGGCCAATGTCCGACTTGTGGGACGTGCCCCTGGGCTGATCCAGGGGAAGATGTCGGACACCGGGAAGAAGAGCCCGGGCAGCAGCTCGACGTCCCCGCTCAGCCGGTCCCTGATCTCCCCGGTCAGCTTCTTGCTCAGGTCGAGCGTCGCGCTGGCCAGCAGGTTCCTACTTGTGGGATCGCGCAAAAGAGTGTGCGCCGTGTCGATGACTGTGATCAGCGTCGACTTCGCGTGGCCACGGGGAATGATCGTAGAGGTCCTGGGACCGCTGTGCACATGGCTCATCATCCGATAGTGGAACTCGCCGAACTGCTTGCGGCGGGGCCCTCCCTCCTCGGTCGGGGGGTCCCCCTTGTAGCCCAGCGCAACCCCGAACGCGATCGGGTCCTGCCAGAGCCTGATCAGCGCGTCCCGGACCTGCTCGGGCAGATAGTCGCCGTACTGCGTGGACTGCATGCGGAGGGAGGCTACCGCCCCGGGCAGAGCATGTAAAGGCCCGTCGTTTGTATGCCGGTGCCGCTTTACATTCAACGGGATTGAATTTCGCTCGGGGACAGGCCTGGCGGTAGCAGGTACAGTGCGTGTGCAGAAGTTGGCGATTTGTGCTAACTGCTGCGAACGGGCGCTGCGCCCGAGGGGGACCCGAATAGGGCGGTGCTTGAGGGGAGGGGGTAGGGCCACGGGGGGAAGGGGACACCCTCCTGCGATTGGGTCTCAGTCTCATTGCCCGATCCGACTGGCGGCCCGGGCAGATCCCCCCGGCCCGATCGGCCCCCGCTCGAGCATGCCAGGCTTCCCCTGTTGCCCCGTGCTGCGATTGGGAGGGGGCACTAGGGATTGAGTGCACTGGTGGCCTCAGTCTGGGAGAGGGTAGCTCAGGCCGGGAGAGGGTAGCTCAGTCTGGGAGAGGGTAGCTCAGGCATGCCCGGCCATCCCGGGGAAGCAGAGGGATCGACGCCCCCCGCCCCAGGCACTCCCAG